TGCCCACTACTAGACGGATATAGCGGGTGTCGACCCCGGCTCTTGGGCTACTTATTCCCAAGCCTCTATCCCATCCCCGCCTTCTACTTTGCTGGCGTTTCGCGCAGTCGGAAATGGAAAAACCCTTTAGTGGAGACTTGGGCTTGACAGGCCAGCATCGGGCACGAACCAAACGATGACTACAAGCCCCCACTAAAGGGTTCTGGGTACTACGTTCGTGCCAAACGCCGGGGTGTCACTTCCGACGCATGAATTGTAACGGTTTCCAATACCGTCCAAGTTAGATTAACCCTACACTTTGTAGGGAAATATAAAAATAATTGAAAAAGGGGTTGCAAACAGTTTACTAATCTGGATAATCACTTCTACGGTCACTTTGATCGTAACTAACCGGAGAGAATAAATGAGCAAATACACAGTTTTCCAAATCAACCTGTCAGATGAGCAGCGCAACACCCACGCAATCCGCGAGCTGTTCCTCGACACCATCATGTCACCCACAGACAAAGCAATTGCAGCGGCCCGCGACCTTTACGAAAAAGTTGCAGTTATTGAGGCAGATTCCTTTAGCGACGTTTTTGACATCGGCAACATCGGCCCAGAGCAAAACATTGAACGCATCGCTCCGATGCACTCTGTATCAGTTGGTGACATTATCATGTCAGAGTCTGGTGAAGTTAAATACGTTGCACCTTACGGTTTCAATCCAATAAACTTTTAATAACCGGGGCTTCGGCCCCCACCTTCGGAGAGAATAAATGACAACATCACAAACTTGGTCAATATATCGGGATGATCCTGTTGACCATGTCCTCAAAGTAACAACCCCCCAAGGCTATTACCACCAATGCGCTCATTGCAATGGTCGCATCTTTACGTCTGACCATGACTGCCTTGAGCGTTTTATCACCGACCACCAAGACTGTGAGGCAACGAAATGACTGACGCAGAACACCACCAGCAAGAACTTGAACAACAACAACAAGAGGAGCCAATCACAAACCACGAACTAGATTTAATTGCGTACAAGTGTTTAGGAGTTGCCCAAGCAATGCGCGACCTAAGTTTTCTAACATCACCAGAACCGTTTGAAAACATGAAAGCGCGTTTAATTGAATTAGCCGATGAATTTGAAACTTTAAGGAGAAAGTACGATGAGCAAAGTAAATCAAGTCGTTAAGCATTTGAAAACCCGTGGACACATTACATCGTGGCAAGCAATTCAGTTGTATCGCGCCACACGCCTTGCAGACATTATTTTTAATCTGCGATCCAAAGGCATGGCGATCAACACGGTGATGTGCGTGAAAGGCAAGGAGCGTTACGCTCGTTACGTTTACATGGGGAAGAAATGACTAAAGAAGAATTTGGTGATTTAATAGCTGGTGCGTTGTTTGCACTCGTAGCAGTTCTAGCGATGTTTATCTAAGGAGAATAACTTGAATACAGGCATAGTAAATATTAAAGGCAAGGAGTACATGACCGTAGCCTTGCGGGTTCAGAAGTTCCGTGAGGCTTACCCAACTTGGTCGCTTACGTCAGAAGTTTTATTTCGTGACTCTGACTGCGTGGTAATGAAGTCCATCATTGCGGATGAGACCGGCAGGGTCTTAGCAACAGGTCACGCCGAGGAGTACCGCAAGTCCTCGCAGATCAACGGTACTTCAGCCCTTGAGAACGCGGAGACTTCGGCCCACGGGAGAAGCCTTGCAGCTCTAGGGATTGGCGGTACAGAGTTTGCGTCTGCCAATGAGGTTCAGAACGCTATCCATCAGCAAGCCACGCCTAAGAAACGTGCGACCAAGAGTAAAGAGGAGCTGGTCAAGCTGATCAATGAGGCAACAAGCTCTGAGATTCTGTCGGTGTTCTGGAAAGCTCTAACCCCAGAGGAACGCGAGCTGGTCAGGACTGAGGCCGCGCATAAAGGCGCAGAACTCAAAGGGGCCAAAGATGCGTGAGGCCAACCCATACCAGCTCGATGGGAACTGGTGGAACGCCCGGCTGGGCAAGCTCACCGCCTCGCGTATGAGCGCGGCTATGAACTTCTTAAAGTCTGGCAAGGAATCCAGCGAGCGCGAAAACCTACGCTATGAGGTTGTAGCCGAGAGGATCACCAACACCTTCGCGGATAAGTACACGACATCTGATATGCAATGGGGGGTCGAGCAAGAGGCCGCAGCTAAGGAACGGTTTGAGTCCGTGACCGGTTTGATCGTGACCGACACCCCGTTCATTGACCACCCGCGTATTGAGTTTTTGGGATGCTCACCAGACGGTTATGTGTCTGACGGGTCGCTCATAGAGGTTAAATGCCCCAAGACCAAGACCCACATGAAGTACATCGCCAATCAGGAAGTCCCTGCGGAATACAAACCGCAGATGACCCTACAGGCGGCGGTCACGGGTAAGCCGGTCTGGTTTGTTTCCTACGATCCAAGAATGGGTGAGGGTAAGGACTTATTCATCAAGAAGTTCAAACCTACCCCGGAGGAGATCAAGGTCGTTGAGGACGCAGCCGAGCAGTTCTTGGCTGAGTGTGAAGCCCTGTTTGATTTCTACAACAACAAAGCTGTTTACTTTGATAAGGACTAAAAATGTTATTGATTGGATTAGCAAGAATCGGCAAGGAGCCAGCAGTTCGTTACACACCAGACGGAAAGCCTGTCATGGATCTATCGCTGGCTATGGACTACGGCAAGAAAGGTGCGGACGGCAAGCGGCCTACGCAATGGATTTCCGCAACCATGTGGGGTGACCGCGTGGAGAAGCTACAGAGCCACCTAGTCAAGGGCCAGAGCCTATTTGTGACCCTATCCGAACCTCACTTGGAGGAATACAAGCGTAAGGACGGGACTACCGGAACGTCCCTGCGGGCGAGGTTAAATGAGCTAGAGTTTGCTGGAGCCCCGCGAGATAAGGTGCGCGAGGAACCCAAGATTGAAGATTTAGATAGCGACATTCCTTTCTAGGGGGACTTATGGAAGATATTTCGTCAATCATTATTAAGCTCGACCTAAACCTGTCGGAACTAAAGCGTCTGACTAGAACCCCGGCATTTGCCGATAACGAAAAGATTACGCAGATCATTTTGGATATGCGCTGGCAGTTATCGCAAGCCCTGACCTCGATTGGTAAAAATGCCGAACCGAGTTAAGTGCTGGGCTCTGAAAGACTCAAGGGGCCGCTACGTTCAGATAGAACATGGTGCGATGCCGCAAGAAGCCTTTAAGAACTTGACATTTAGAACTCAACGGGCGGCTAATGAGTGGCTGGCTAGAAACTTGTACTGGTACTACAAGGCCAAACCCGTTCAGGTAATTGTCACTATCAAGGAGGTAGGTGAGCCATGACTTTTATTTCACACTTAGTAGCTGCCGACATTTGGTTTTTTATTCTGTGGATGATTGCGATGATCGCGATGGTCTGCTTTGTATGCTCACAAAAGGAAAAAAAAGATGAAAAGACTACTGATAGTTTTAGCCCTGACCGGGTGCGCCACCACAAACCCCGGGGACTATAGCGTTACCCCACCGCCTCAGAAGCTTATAGTGGATAAAGAGGTTCACGCCATGACTCGCTTAGAGACCGCAAACGCCATTCAGGACTGTCAGGCGGCTAGGACTAGGGCTGTGGTGATCTACGGACGCAGGGCCGTGGGAGGGGTGACTAGGGACGTTGTGATAGATGTAACGTGCGCCCCGCTGTACTAAAAAAGAACCCGGCCTAGACCGGGTCAAGCCCCAAAGGGCAAAGAGAAAGCGTCTTAACTGTAGCCCCGAGTCCCCTGCCGGTCAATGATTAGACTCTGACCGCGTGGGGACGTTTCTGGGGTGTTTGGGACGCTGATGTGCGTCCAAGAGTCAAACTCTAGGATGATCTGATCAAAGGGCACAGAGGCCGCTATACAAGCCTCTACGACCTCCCGTGGCTTCATGCCGGGAACCCGTAGGTCTGCCGCGCAGCCCAGACGGTGCTGGGAGGTGTCCTTAGACCCTACCGCGTCATTGACCTGTTTCGACCGAAAGGCCGAGTTGATCATCACGGGCTTCCCACCAACCGCAGCCTTGACCTGTTCCAATAGCGCCGCGAGACGGATCAGGTTCTCTTTCTCAGCATTGGACGGGATATTGAGCCAACCGTTACGCTCGGCGGTCTCAGACCGCACCAGCTCGTCATAGGTAAAGTGTTCGGATAGGTTCATTTTTTGGCCTTCATATCCATAACTTTTTCAAGCGTTCTGCCGCCAAAGTAGAACGACATTACCAGCATCCCCCATTGCCCTAAAAGGGATACAAAAGTATCGGAAATGTCTAGCCCCATAGCGTCCATGATTGCAAGGGCTAGGTAGGCCGTCAGGATGTAGATCAGAGTCATGGGTCGGATGTTTTTAGATAGCCAAGAGTCTGACTTCATGTCGGCTTCGGCTCTCTTGGTCAGGTTGTCTTGCTCGTTCATGTCCGCTTGGATCTGAGCAAGCTCACCCTTTTGTTGCATCTCCATAAGCGCAACTTGGGCTTTCGCCTTGGCCTCGGGGTCGGGTAGAACCTTGTCTAGGATCTTGCTACCTACTTCTAAAAGCATACCGATTGGGATCATTTTTTCTCCTTCGCTAAGATAGTTGAAGCAATCTGCAACATGGTTTTTGCTTGGTCTAGGTTGGCGGGCGGTGTAGCCCAACCCACGGTAATCTGGCCTATGAACCGGCTATGGTCTGGTGGGACGCTCACCCTACACCCAAAGGTCATACCCTTTTCGATGTACCAAAGCCCCACCTCGGATTGAGCTGCCTTGTACTCCCCGCAGGGGATCTCGTTAGCCATGAGAGCAACTACGTCCTTATTATTGCTGGCGTTGCTCGTAAATAGGCCAACGTCTAAACCCTCCATAGTTTTGTCACGGCCTTCTTTTGTATAGGCGCGATATAAGACCCGCGAGCCAATCAGGGGGTTGACCTTGAAGATAGCGACCACTTGGGCGTTGGTATGTTTAAAGAGGTGGGTAGCCGCGTCATCGACCCTACCTTCGGCTATCTGGGGGAGCTTTTGGTGTTCCTTATAAGTCCCAACAATTAGGTCTTTATGGTCGTAAACGATGTACCCCGCAAACGCTAGGATCGCCATCAGGATCAACGCAAATAGCTTAAACGGGCTATCCACATAGGCCAAGACCTTGGTTAAGGTGTCTTGACTCACAAGTGGCCCTTATAGATGTAATAAATACTGACCAGCAAGAACGCGCCCAATACCGCATAGATTTGTGTCTGTCTCCAGAGCTTTAGATCCCGGCCCAGCTCGTCCTTATTGGCCCGAAACTCTGACTGCATCTTTTCCTTGATGTCTAAGACCTTGCCAAACTGGATACGGCCCTCGTCCTCGCCAAACTGCTGGCAGAGAACCTCCTTGACCTCATCTTCCATCTGTTTTAGCCGGTAGAGCCTACGCCACTCGGTCATGGCGGTCATGATCGTAATGTCACCAAACTCTGTCCTTTGGCGTACCTTGTAAGCCTTGCGAGCCTTTAGCTCCGCAACCCCAAAGTTCTGTATGGACTCAACGGCGGTGCTGATTTCCTTGCCAGACTGTATAGCCGACTTTATGCCCTTGGTTGCACTTTGGGCCGCCGCAATGATTGGATCTATGTCGCTCATAATTCATTTGTCTGCCTTGTCGTTGAGGCGATCATATAGCGATCCGATTAAGCTCTCTATCTTGTCGAACCTTGCAGCCATCTCAACTCGAACCTCTTTGAGGTCATCTCTGCGGACGTACAGCTCACGCAGTTCCTTTTCTATCTCGTGGGTGTCCTTACGCAGCTCTTTTAAAGAGTCCCATAGCTCGCGGGCAAACCAACCCATTGCAGCCACAATCGTACCCAACCCCAGATTGATAACAGTCTGCCAATCCATCTTAGGTTTTCATAATGTAGCAAAGCGCGTAGTACGGGGGCAGATTGGCGTTTGTGCCAGAGTTACCAGCAGAGGCGGTCGTTCCAGTAACGGTCACAGTATGGTCATGGCTTCCAGCGGTTGCTGTTGTACCGCAATCGGTTCCACTATCTCCAGTAAAACGTCCGTCATCGTTTAAGTTAATTCTTATTGGAGCGCCACTAGTTGAATTGATGGTGTGTTGATGGCTACCATTTGCAGCCGTTGTTCCGCTTGCACTTAATGTATGGTCGTGAGCCACTACGATAGCGTTGGCAGAACCCCCGGTCGCGTCTACCGCGTAGGTAGATCCAGCACCAACAATAAACCGGTCTCTCAGGTCAGGCGTTCCGTTAGATCCATTACACAGGACGTAGCCCGCAGGGATAGACCCAATTGACCCAGACCACAAGAAAATACCGCCCGCAGGGATTGGAGTTGCAGCCGGTGGGGTTGCGCCAATAATTCCGTAAAGGTTGTCGTAGGTCTGGATGGTTACGTCTGATGAGTCCTTCAGGATGAACTTATAGAAGTAACCCTCAAGCAACCAGATGTCGTTTGGCGGTCTGCCGCTTGTCCCTAAAATGATTGGATTGGCGTTAGCCGTAAGCCCCGAGCTGCTGGTGTAAGTAGCCAAAGGCGTACTCGACCCGGCCTGATAGGTGTAAATCTTACCGGCGTTTAACGGCGCACCGTTGTTATCGAAAAACTGAAATCCGTTGCCAATTGGCGAAAGATTGACTGCCATAGTTATTTTCCTTTGCCTATATTCTTAAGAGGAATCATTTTCTTTTGGCCTCGCCGTAACGCAGACTGTTCAGCCATGCGTATACCGCGTTTTGCGCCAAGAGTTCCACCAACCGTTGCGCCTAAACCAGCACCCGGAACCCCACCTAACGCCCCACCAATAGAGCCGCCAACTCCGGTTCCCAAAGTTCCAAGCAACGGAGCTGCACCCAACTTAATAAAATTATGAGCTTGGACTGCCGCACCGGGATATGACGCATCGTATTGCAATATATGACCAGCATCGTTTAAATCTCGAACCATCTGACCAAGTTCTTTGTCATCAGTCAGTATTCTTAGCTTGTCATTGTGATCATTTAAGTATTTAGTAACGCCTTTTGCGTTCCATTGGCCCTTGTTCTTAGCACCCTGCTCTAATAAGCGATTGGCAAAATGGCCTTTAATTTCGTTAATTGCTTGTTGAGCTGTTGGTTTTAAGTTGTCTGGCATATCATTAAGCAACTTAATTAAATGGCGAGCTTGGTCTACGCTCATGCTTTCAATTGACGTAGCAATCTTTTCAAAAGGAACCGCACGATTAATTGGGTTTTGCGGGTCGTAGTCCATGATTTTGGCTACGCCCTTTGGATCGTCTAGCAAACGTCCAATCTTTGTTCTAATTTCTCTTGCGCCCTTGTAAATATCTTCGCCAGCCACTTTTGTAACGTCATTATCAATTTTGTCTTTTAACCGACCAACAAGCCGCGAACGCTCATTATTCCAGTTGGAATTAATGTATTGACGTAAGTTTTCAGCCTGTTCCACGGTCATTGGTAAAACACGGCCTTTGTCATCTAATAGTCCGCTTTCTTTTAGGTGAGATTGGATGCCACGGCGTAACGACATAAAGCTATCGTTGACTGTAAAATTTGACTCTGTATTAAGAAACTTTTGTAGATTTGTTGGATTTACTGCTGGCTGACCAGCCGCTACTTGCTTGGCTTGGTTGTAAGCATTAGCCATTTGGCCTTGTAGTTCTTGTTTAAATGCATCAAATGGCGCAACAATCCGTTCTCCGCGCAATCTTAACGTCTGTTCGTCTAGCCCAATTGAGCCGCCAGTTCGGTCAATAATTTGATTGCCAAAATCTAATAACTTATTTTTTTCGTTTTCAAACGAATCCCTAAATAACTTGCCAACTGGAGCGTCTAGTTTGCTAGTTTGGAATTCGCTTCCAGCGTCAAACTTATTA